AACTATGAACAAGTAACAAAACTATTAGAAACACAACACGATAGACGACAACGTAGAAATGGTAATGTAAGATTAGATACATTATGGATAAACTTTTCTCAAAAACACGATTTTAATCCTCCTCACAATCATACAGGTGTATTGTCATTTGTTATATTTTGTCAAGTCCCTAAAGAAATATTTACAGTACAGGCTGATAGTAATACACAAAGAGCAGGTGAGATACATTTTTTATTTAGCGATCCTATAACAGAATTAATGGGCAGTGAATATCCAGTAAAACCTTATGAAAATTTAATGTTTATATTCCCCGCAAAATTAAGACACTATGTTCCTGCGTATTGGGTAGATGTAGAACGTATAAGTGTATCAGGTAATTTTGTGGTGGTCTAAATAGATTGAAGGAGTTATAGAATGCAAGTACAAAATTCATATTTTTGGTTTAAAGAAGCGTTAACACCAGAACAATGTCAAAAGATCATTGATCTTGGTGTATCTGAAATAGAACGTGTTAAGAAAGCTGGTGGTTCAGCAGAGGCAACTACATTTGGCGATAATCATAAACAAGGTTTAGAAAAACTTGGTAAATCAGCAATACCACAAGCAGATAAAACAATTGAAGACATTAAAAAAGAAACAGGAAAAGAAGGAAAAGAAATTGAAGCAGAAAAGTATGTAAGAGATAGTGAAGTTTCTTGGTTAAACGATCAATGGCTCTATAATTTAATACACCCATTTTTAAGAACAGCAAATGATAAATCAGGTTGGAAATATGAGTGGGATTTTAGTGAGTCTTTTCAGTTTACAAAATATGGTCCTGGTCAATTTTATGGTTGGCACGCAGATGGAAATAGTTGTCATTTTGGTAGATATAAAAGATATATTCCAGGTGTAAGTCCAATGACACCAGATGGTGAAATACCTAGAGGTTATACAGATAATCCAAATATGGTCGGTAAAGTACGTAAATTATCTATGACAATTAATTTAAATGAACCAGGTGAATATGATGGTGGAAATTTAAAGTTTGATTTTGGTCCACACGCTCAAGGAAAACGTTTCCACGAGTGTACAGAGATACGACCACAAGGATCAATCATTGTATTTCCATCATATGTGTATCATCAAGTAACACCAGTAACAAGAGGAACTAGATATTCATTAGTCTTATGGTCATTAGGTCAACCTTTTAAGTAAGACTAAATAAAGATAAACAAGGAGTAATAAAATGAGTTTGATGAAAAAGTATATACATAATTGGGATCAATTAACAGAAGAACAACAAAAAGACGCAGAGGCAAAGTTTAAAGGTAATCCTGGACTTAACGCATCTGTGGTTCACCCTGCCGCTAAATTTTTTGAAGAAAATAGATGGGTTAAGATAGATAGATTTATAGACCAAAATATGGCAAATCTATTGTATCATCACGTACAATTAGAAACTGCTCGATTAAACTATTATGATGAAAATGGTATACAATATAATGAAGATATAGACGGCACATTTACTGATAAACAAGCTCCTGGTGATTTTAGTAAGTATGGCGATCCTATTTTTGATACTTTATTAAGTTTATCTTTAGAACAAATGCAAACTCTTACAGGAAAAGAATTGGTTCCTACTTATTCATATCATAGATTATACACAACAGGTACAGAACTTAAAAGACACCAAGATAGACCTAGTTGTGAAATCTCAACAACTCTTTGTTTAGGTTATGATGTATCAAACGTTGACGCTAGTAAATATCCTGATTGGGACTGGCCAATGTTTGTAAAAGAAAAAAATGGAAAAGAAATTCCTGTTCATATGAAACCAGGTGATATGATTATCTATCGTGGTTGTGAATTAGAACATTGGAGAGAACCATATTGGGGTAAAAATCACGCACAAGTCTTTTTACATTATAATGAAAAAGGTGGACAGTATGATATTCCAAATGATGGAAGACCAATACTTGGAATGCCAGCAACATTTAGAGATGAAAAAGCAGTAAATAAAAATGATGCGTTATCATATAATAATCCAAATGTAACTGAAAATAAGGTAGTAAATACATCTAAAAAAGTTATCTACTAAATTATATTAAATTATGTCAAGTGAAAACAAATCTTTGAGTGGTGGTGGCGGAGCAAATATAGAACAATATTGGGATATTAAAGTTATAAAAGATAATCCAACGTTTCCTTTTTTAGTGATAGATAATTGGTATACACCAGAAGAAGAAAAAGCAGTTTGGAAAGAATTAGACTTTTTTAGTGCAACTCCAAAAAATAAAATTGATCGTGCTGAAAATACCATTGTTGCTCGTAACCCAGATGGTTCTTCTAGGAGTAAAGCATATAGATTTTATATAGAAGATTATTATAGAAAACGTGAAATATCCCCTATAATAAACTGTATGTATAAACAAAAAACACCAGAGTTTCATAATATCATCAGTGAGTGTATGCAGTATGCTCGTAGTTTTTTATCTTCAAACGCAGATTCAAGTTTATTATCTTATTATGAAGAAAATGACCATTATGAACCTCACCACGATACTTTTGCGTGGACTTGTTTGATATGGATGGTAAGAGAACCACGATTATTTAATGGTGGCGATTTTAAATTAAACGAACCAGATATAGAAGTTAAATTAAAAAATAATAGAATGGTTATGTTTCCTTGTTGTTATTTACATAGTGTATCGCCTGTAAAGTTTCACACACAACCAAAAGAAATAGGATATGGAAGATATACTATAACTCATTTTTATTATGCAACACCCAATGGATAATGCCTGAATTTAAAACACATAATCTATGGCCCATACCAGTTTATGAAGCGGAGATACCTGTAAAACAGGAATGGAAAGACGCTGTTGTTAATTTAGAATATGAGAGAACACATATTAATAACAGCGACATTTCTAAAGATCGTTATATTTTAAATAATATATTAGATTTAAAAAGTGATATAGAAAGTCATTGCGAAAGATTTGTAAGAAAATATTTAACTGTAAAAGATAACGCAAAATTTTATTTACAAAACTCTTGGTGTAATGTACACGAACCAAATGATAATTCACAAATACATTATCACGCAAGTTCTTTATTAAGTGGAGTTTATTATCCGATACTTCCAAAAAACTCTGGTAACATAGTTTTTCATAGAGGAAGTATATATACTAATATATTTCATCAGTCAATACGATTTGAATATGAAGAAAACAATAACTTGACTGCCGAAAGATATGTTTTGCATTTAAACGAAGGAACAATTATTATATTTCCATCTCATTTAGATCATAGCGTGGAAAAAAATAATAGTAATGAAAAAAGATACTCAATTGCTTTTAACTTTTATGTTAGAGGTAAATTTGGAAAAGAAGAATACGAACTGGAGATAAAATAATGAGTGAAGATAAAAAAGAAGAAAAAAAATTTGAAGTTAATTATAGTAATCTAAAACCATTAGATGTAAAAAAGACAAAGGGTAAATTTAAAACATTTACAAATGGAAGTGTAATACAAGGAACAGAGTTTCAACCATATCTTGGAAAACCGTTGACAATAAATATAGACAAAATACTTTCTGTGTATCCAAGTGAAGATGAGATTGGAACTATGATACACGCAGAACAAAATCAAAGCACGTGGAAAGTGTTAGAAGACTTTGATACAGTTATTAAAAGGATAAATGAATAATGATTAAATCAGAATATTTTGCATCGCCAGTTTATATAGAAGAAAAACCTGAATGGGTAGAAAATTTAGATAAACTCTCCGATCCATATATTAAACGAGCAAGAGATGATCAGAAAGAAAATAATAAGAAAAGATTAGAACACGGTTATAAAAATGATATTGGTATGACATATCATAGTCACCCTTTAGAACCTGATGAAAATTTTAGATTTTTCCACGATCACGTTGCTCAAAAATCTCGTTGGTGTTTAGATGATATGGGTTATGATATGAGTCATTATAGTTTAGTTTATACAGAAAGTTGGGTACAAGAGTTTTCATTTAACGGCGCTGGTCACCATTGGTTTCATACTCACGGTAATAATCATATATCTGGTTTTTTCTTTTTAAAGGCGAGTGAGAAGACCTCAAGACCATTTTTTCAGGATCCACGAGTTGCTCATGTGCCCCTTAAATTAAAAGAAAAAGATCCTACAAAAATATCAAACGCAAATGATTTAGTTAATTTTAATGTTAAACCAGGTACTCTTATGTTGTTTCCAGCGTATATGTCACACGCTTATATGGTCGATCACGGTTTAGAACCATTTAGATTTATACACATTAATATAAGAGCAGTAGAAAAAGACATTTTATCATCTTTTAATATGAACTCATCAAATTTTTCTAATAAATAGTAGAAAGGAATATTATGGCAGATAATCAACAACCACAAGACATTGTAACAATTGACGGTAAAGAATACGAATTAAGTAAATTACCATTAGAAGTAAGAAATACAATTGTTGCTAGACAAGAAATACAAAGGTCTAAAATTAGACATGACATTGAACTTGAAAAAATTGAAGTATTAACAAATTACTACAACGAAAAGATTAAAAAAGGTTTAGAAGAAGTCAATGGCAGCGATAGCAAATCTAAGGATTGATCAGGGCGCAACTTTTACATCTGACGTAACTGTTACAGATTCAAGCGGTGATGCGTTTGACTTAACTGGTTACACAGCGTCAGCAAAAATGGCAAAAGGATACGCTTCTACAAGAACAAGAACATCTATTACTACAACAATTAACAGTGATCCCACAACTGGTATAATTCAATTATCATTAACAGCAGATCAAACAAATACACTTGACGCACCCGCTAGATACGTCTATGATGTAGAAATTACACAAACTTCTGATAGTACAATAACAAGAGTGATTGAGGGTATAATTACAGTAAGTCCTTCTGTAACTAATTAAATTCTTTAGTATAGTTTTATTATAAATATTACAAAAAAGAGAGATAATATCTATGGTAAAAGCCGTAATCAATAGTACAGGTGGCGTAACTGCTAAAATCAATAGCGTAACTTCATCTGGACCTCAAAAAGTTAGTGTTACTAATCCAACAGCTCAAGTTAATGTTGATGGTGTTAGACAATTTAGAAATTTAACTGATGTAAACGCTTCTTCGCTTACTGACGGCGCATTGATTCAATATGATGCAAGTACTGACAAATTTACAACAAGAAACGAATTAGAAACTACCACAGGAACTATAACGTTCAACGGTGGCAACTTTTAGGGGAATTAACAAATG